GTAATTCTTTGCAAAATATATTGGGTCTTGTTTACATTTAATAAACTCCTGAATCTGATCTGTAGAAAACTCAACTGTTGTGTTGGCTTTCTTCAGATTAGGATTGCCAAGATAGATATCCTGATTAGACATTACTTCTTACACTTGTACTTGGCAAATGCTCCAGCAAGTATTACAACTATTGCTGCTATACCTATACCAGTTCCCCAACCAATACCTTGTGGTTCTGGTTCAATAAGTTCCTGAATAGCAGGTACTTCTTCTAACATTTTTGTTGCTTCCTTTGGTATTGGAAGTTGTTTTAATAGTTCTTTAGTTGGCATGGTTTAACCCTCCTGTAATGTGCCGTGTGCTCTGCGAATCTCTCGGAGATCCTCAAAGTTCTTTTGCTTAGTTCCACCATCGTATTCCCAAGCATACCCTTCTGTGATCATCTGTTCATTCAACGAAAGATCAGAGTCGCCAACATAGAGCCAACCAAGAAGCCTACCGTACTTCCCAACGCCACCCTTAAGTTCAGTTCTAATAAGGAGTTCTTCATCACCCTTGATTGTCTCCTCCAGTTTTCCCTTCAACCAATTGGTCGCATCTAACCCAAGTGCCTTCTCCTCTAAATCCCTCGTCCTCTTCTCTGGAGTGTCCACTCCAGCAATCCTCACCCGTTCCGTCTTCGCTAGGTCGAACCCTAGGTCTATTATCACATCTATCGTGTCTCCGTCTAGGACTTTCTTTATCTTCGTCACACGAAAGTTGTAGCAGCTCTTCCTGCTCGGTGGAACCATTGCTCCCATTATTGAAATCCTCAAGTGATCTATTTATGACATCTTCAATCGGAGCTCTATTTTGTTGAGATTCGTGTTCTCTTATCTTTTGTATCCATTCACCTGACATATTTGCTAGTAATAAATCTATCATTTAGGAACTATGTGTAAACCTACTGTAACACAATACCTACCTTCCCCAGAAACTTTGGATACAGAATGATCTGCCCAATTAGGAAATATTATCATTGAGTTACTCTTATATTTAATAATTTCATCAGTGTCATCAAAGGTTAAATCACCACCACTGAATTCTTTTTCATTAAACCAAAACAATGCAGTGTCATTAGTAGCATCTCTATGCCGTGAATAATAATCACCATCTTCATAGTATGAAACCAAAACCCACATATTATTACTACACATCGCACCACGATTTGTAATATGTTTCTCAGAATATTCTAAAAGACTGTTACTTACTTTATCTCCACACAATTTAAAAATTGAAGAATCATCAATTCTTCTACCATATATGTTACCAAGGTTTACACCTTTATTACTTTTTATGATTTTCCCATCACGAGATGCACCATCAGTTTGCCACGGTGGTAACATTTTATCCATTAACCATTTTAGCTCATGAAAAATGGAATGCAATTCCTTATCAGAAAATACATCCCTCTCTAAAAGGTATGGTACACTATCCATTACAAATATGCTTTAGATATATTAGTAGCAAATCCTATGACTGTAGTTCCAGCAGCTAATACTGCTGCAGCACCTATTACCCACTTCTCTACAACCTTTAATCTCTCACGCAACTCATCTTGCTTCTCTTCTAGTCTTTCTATCTTTAACTGCATCACAGTTATTCTTGTCTCCTGTGAAGCATCTAACCCTAAATCAGTCATTTGGATTCCACTCATCATATTTGAATATCCAGTATATACTAACACCTACTAAGATTAAAAGCAAGCCTACCATAATATTTACTGACCAAACGACTTCGCTCAATCTCTTTGTCTCCAATCATCAGATCGTTCTTGGTGGAACCAGTCTACCACATCTTCAGGAGATCCAAAACCCCTACGATGATTGCTTGAATCGGGGTCTCCAATATTCAAGCTATTCAGAAAAGAGTCAGTAGGGTCTGTAGTAAGTCTTCTTGCACTCTGTAACATACCTCTAGCAGCAGTATTTGCTTTTGATAATTTTTCTGCCCAGATCATATCATCCAGACTAACATCACTCCCAGAAGCAATATCTTTGCATATTCCTTCCAACCTTAAACGGTATTGAGTAGATAACATATGTTAATGTGTAGTATTACTATAATTTATAATACTAGACCCATGCTTGTGCTGCAAGTGTTACTGCTAGTGATAAGGATACTCCCATAATGGTAAGTCTACTCATCCACCACATAATCTCATGCTTATTTTTTGTTATCGTACTCATAATTCTAACAAGCAATACTCACAAGAATGAGGATGCTCAGATAAATCTGGAACATCCTCTTTTGCGTTCTTTATTGCTTCATATGCATCTCTCGCATACTCACAAATTTCAACTTTATGATTTTGATTATCGTGATAACCAACCGTGTAATGTCTAGTCAGGGGCATGATCTTTCAATCCCATACTGCAACATATTTATAGCACAGGTTGAGTAATTTTGCTTAGTTCAGTGTGGACTCCAACACTCTGTTAGAGTATCAACGCACCTATGATAAATCCAATTACAGCATTAGCACACTTACTCTGATATGGAGATAGATTAAACTTCTTTTCTATCTTTTCTAAGATCTTTTTATCCAATTCAACTCCTTTGTCGAATATTTTTTTGATCTTATGTTTGATTGGATTTCCGCAAGACATTAGTTTACTCCGTTAAAATTGTACAGGTGCTTGAGGTGCAGTAGGCATAGATGCTTGTCCATCTGGTAATGCTAAATCAGGTGTTCCTATTGGGAGTGCTGACCCACTACCCAATCCACCAGGAAGTCCACTGCCTCCGAGAACTGCCTCAATAGCTTGAGATTTAATTCCATCAATGATGGATGCACGATTGACATATATGTATAACCCACTACCGACAACGGCAACAGATACAGCAGCAGACGCAACAGCAAGTACATTAATAATTTTTTGCATGACTTTACATTTTAAAGGTTTCTTTTGTATCAGATACACCAACTATTTTTAGAGGTGCTTGTTCGATACGAATTGTTTGAGTGGGACCAGCTTTAGCAAGAATTGCTTCGATGTCTGCTGCTGATGCAGGAGCAGGACCACCATTGCCTCCATTACCGTTGCCATTCATCTTCATAGTTCCGTCACCTTTCTTACTAGCAGTCTGAATTCCGAAGCTAGCTAAAACTCCTGTAAAAACTGAAGCTATAAATGTCGGATCTATTTTCTGTTGTTCCAGTCCTGGAACTGTCACATAGTTAAGGGTCAATATACCACCACTCCAGACCAACACGCCAATTCTGACCATTGTAGAAATGATCGCAGCTTGTTCGTCTGCATCAGGTAGTATAGCATCTTTTGCTTTCTGAAGCAACCCTTTCTTTTTTTCTTCTTTAGATTCTTCTGCTGCTACTTCCTCTTTAATTTCTTCTGGCATGTATATAAGAGTAACTAGCTCTTATTTAGCATCTAGGAACCCTTGCTTAATCATCTTCTGCAACTCTGCAGTGCTACCAGTAAATATCGCATTATTGGTGACATTATTTGTAGTCTTATGTTTAGTCTCGTCAATCTCCTTAACTTTTTTCTGCAGATCCATTAACTTATCTGCAATGTCAGCAGTTGATTTTAATACCTGTCCTGCCACTTCAAATGCTCTGGGTGAACCAGACTCATTTGCTACATCCATTATACCATCTAAGGTTTCTTGACCTTTTGATATCAAAGAATATAATTGAGCACGGGAATACTCATAATCTTTATCTATATCAATACCCACATCTTTCTTTACAGTAACATCTTTATGAGCATTAAACTTTTTAACATAGTTATGCTCAGATTCTGTATTTAATGCTTTATCTATTTCTTTTGACATCTTTCAGATCCTCCTTCAAAATCATGAATACTTTCCGATCCACCTATAGCAAATGGATTGTATTTTGCAGTAGCAATTCTATACATTTTCTCATGCATAGTAACTACCTCTTCAGCAGTTTTCTCAAACTCAGGTGATGATTCATGCCTTGATGCATATAGATCTGCTATCTCTTCTTCAGGTCTTGGGTTATAAGCATCATCTGCATCAGAGGATCCATACATATCAAATCTGTCATTAGTTGCTATAGGCATATCATCAAGGGGATTGTGTGGTTCATTGAACCAAGGGTCATAAGGAATTTCAGGTAGTGGGATCATACATCCTCCTGTCTAGTTGGACTATACTTCTTGGAATCGCTAAACATAGTAGTTGTCTCGCTAAATCCAAAGTCATCTTCAGGTCCAGCAGTAACTGGATCTGGAGTAACAGTATACCTCATTTCACGCTTCGCTGCTTGAGTATCAGTATTTGCATAGTAATCGACTTGAACCTTCTTAATAAGACCATCTGTGCTATCAGCAACAGGACCAAAGAGATAAGTCTTAGCAGTGAAATTAAAAGTATACATTAAAACTCTTCTAGTAGAAAAGTCTCCTTCATACTCATCAGTAAATGATATATTATCTAATACAACTGGAATATCTCTTTTCTCTCCAATAGAACTTATTAAATCTATTGTAACATTAAATGCTGGTTGAAAGAATGGAAGTATCTGTTCAACAATTTGCAATGCATCATCATTCAACTTAGTCATTACATTAAGTTCAAATCCTACATTATATGGTATTGGAAGATATACTTTTTTTACTTTAGTGTTTGATGAATCTGTACTATCAACTGCTTTAAAAGTTCTAGTTATACTAGCCTTTCTACTAGGATCATAAGACATACTAGACATCTCAAATGACATCCTAGGTAATGTAATAGCAGTTGCCTTTGTTAATTCTTCTTGTTGTTCAAGTTTTGCTAAAAACTTTTGTTTTGGTCCATAAATTAATGGAACTTTAGTTTCGCTAAGAGTGCCACCTTGTTTATTATCATGTCTAATATTGATATCATTAAACAATGTACCAAAGGCAATAATAGTCTTTCTTAAAATTTCGTGATAAAAATAGGTTCCTAGCATCAGATTATACCAAAGGGATTAGATTCTGTAAAATCAAGAAGAGCATCTGCTTCAGTTTCAAATTCATCATTCATAAAGAATTCATCACCTGCAGCTTGATCACTTAGATCATCAGAATATGAGAATACTTGATATCTAGCAGATGAGGCAGTTCCAGTAATGTACTCACCAGCTCTAAAATCACCTGTATTTATGGACACTTCAAGTTGTCTAGTAGTTGCATTCCAACTCTTAACATACGCTTCAGCACCAGAATCAGATCCAACAACCCTTTCATTTAGATGATAAGTTCCAAGACCAACACTTAATGGAGCACTAATAGAAACAGT